ATAATAAACCTGCAGCGCCCAATACTCTGCAAGTAGCTCAAAAAGGAGCAAAAGTTATTTTTAAATGGTCTGAAGTTGATGAACCAGACATATTAGGTTATGAAATTAGAAAAGGAACCGACTGGGATAATGGAGAAGTTCTCGGGACTAAACTTACTGGAGACAGATGGACTTCTGAAAATGAAATTGATGGAACACATATGTATATGATTAAGACAATTGATAGAGTTAGACAGTATTCAAGTGATTTCACATCAGTAATTTTTGAAGTTTCAGGTACTGGCCAGAAGCTTAATATAATTATCGAAAGAAATGAACTTGATTATATAGATAATGCAACACTAGATAATATAGATAATATTAACGGCAAGATAGCATTCTTCCACATGTATAATTTAGAAGACTTAGCCGGCTATAATCTTGATGATTGGCCTGATATTCCTGCTTTTGCAGACGGTTTGCCTGATTATGACTTTAGTGCCGAATATATGACAGAAATTATCGATACAGTCAGAATTGGAAGGACAGATATAAGACTCAAAAAAGACTGGTTCTTTCAGGACTTAGGATTAAGTTTATTGAGTTTTCCTAATCGCGGACTTGATGATTTCCCTAATAATAGTTTAGACAATCCACCTGCTATTTATGAGACTGAAACATATGTTAGATTTTCTGATGATAGTGTGGAATGGTCAGACTGGCAAACATACATGACCGGAGAATACAAATTTAGGTACTGTCAATTCAAATTTACTTTCCAACTGGAGACGGAAACCGCTGAATTTGAGCTAAATGAAATTAAACAGTTTTTTGATGTTCCTGATTTAGAGCTAGAAATTGATAATCTTGTAATACCAGTAGGCGGGGCAACAATTAATTACAGCGATTATGGAATAGAGTTTTATGAAGTTCCGAGAGGCTATAATTATTACTTGCTGCAGGATGGATCAACAATGAAATATGCTGATTTTCAAAATAAAACTATGGATAGTGTAGATGTAGTTATCAAAGACATAAATAATAATGATGTTGGAGGAACTGCAGAAAAGATTATAATTGAAGGATATTAAAGGAGTGATGACATGTCTCAAGATTTTGATATAAGAACGACAGATAAAAACGGGCTTGATGCTAATGGGCCCGGTCTTAAACAAGTTTTATATGGCAACTTTTTAGCTATTGTAACTCAATTTGCAGGAGAGACTGCTCCAACCGACACTTATCAGGGAATGCCCTGGTTAGACATTTCGGAAGGTTGGGCAAATGCAAAAATGAAGTTTTGGAATGGGTCTGAGTGGGTGCTGCAGAATGAATATAATCCTTATATTAAGGATTTAAGAGTTTCGAGAGGAACAAAAAACACTCTCTGGGAGCGGCTAGAAGTTGCTCTTAATGAAGACGGAACTATCAAATCTGACCTTGCTGAAAATATGACTGAATGGATTGACAGCGCATTAACTGCAACTTATGTAAGCGCTGATACTTTTACAGTGCCTGGTGACTATATAGATACATTCGTCACTAATAGAAAAATCAAAGCAACTCTAGACGCAAGCTCAGTTTATTCAGCTGTAGAATCAGCAAATTATGATGGAGTCAATGATGAAACAACTATAGTGCTGTTTGATACAGTGATAGATGCAACAATTCAGAAAGTCGAATATGGGCTTGTGAAGGCTGGCCCGGAAGGCTCAAACCCAGAAAACAATATAATTGATGATGTGACAGGCGATATATACGAGTTTAAAATGATAGATGGATCGTTAGCAATGGAGGTTAGATAATATGAGAGGATTTTCGAAAGTACTTAATTCAAGACAAGATTATGAAAATATAGTCAGCGACTTTGGCTACACTGAAAAAGTCAAAAGAGCATACCAGGGACTGCTTAATACAGCTGAAAAGTATAAGTTCGACAAAGAACTTGCAGCAGAAAGTGAACGTACTGGCCCGGCCCCCGAGTACAAGGTTATGACTCAGGAAGAAGAGGGAACAGAAAAGATAGTGCAGTTTAAACTTGTTGATAATCCCAATGGAAAAATATTTCGATTAGGTTTCACAATTGAAGAAGTCCAAGAGGTGATTGATCAATGCTAACTTTCGTAGGAGCTGATTCACCTTCATTTTTCAACTTCAAAGGACACATTGAAAAGAGTGCAGCTGATGAAATTACAGTGCCGCCTTTAGCATTGAGAATAGATCGCCAGAATCTCAAAAAAGAGACTGATACTATTTTGACTGCAGCCGATAATGATGGCAGCTTTGCAAGTTTCACGCTTGGCGAAAACTATTATATATATGCTTTGCAGTCATCAGCTGATGCTGAGCCGGATTTTGTTATATCAATTAACTCAACTTATCCAGATGGGTATAATGAAAACAACTCAAGAAAAATTGGAGGCTTTCACTATGGGCGTATCAGAGATATATCACAAAGATATAACGATACAGCAAATATAGACGTTAATATACTTCCGAATTCAGTTTGGACACTTAATTATCGTCCTTATTGCGACCCTACTGGAATGGTTAAGGTTTCTAATTTTTGGGCTGATATTTATCTAGCAAGCGAAGGTACAGGAACATGGCCTGATACTGAATTAGTAAGTGAGTATAATGCGCTTCCTGTCAGCGGTACAGAAGATTATAACTGGTATGATTTTGCTAGAGGATTTTCTAATGTTAATAAGCGGATGCTTGATTATCAAGAATGGATACAAGCGGCTTATGGAAGTCCGGAAGGCCACGATGGGGATAACAATGCCGCCTGGTCTGCTACAAGCAACAGCGACAGGACAGAGACAGGAACTGTGGAGCAAGCAGTATCATGTTATAACCTTGTTGATTGCGCTGGTAACCTCTGGGAAACACTTAATACCTTTGGAGACTCTTCTTCTGGGTCCTGGAATGACTCACTAAGAACAGGTAAGGATAGCAGCTTCCAATTAGGGGAAATATATAGCTCAATAAGAATGGGAATCGCTGGCGGGCGTCGGAGCAACGGCTCCAACTGTGGGTCGCGCGCGCTCAACTTGAACAATGGGCCTTCCATCGTGAACACTACGGTTGGCTCCCGCGGCGCCTGTGATCATCTGTCAGTCTGATAATCTGGAAATGGGTTTGGGTTAGACTTTGAATTTGAGGAGTGGTGATTTGGCAGACACAGAAGATTTAATAATATTTCAAAAGCATTATGATTTTATGTGTTACTTTTTCCCGGTGATAGATAATTTTCCAAAACGCGAAAAATTTACTCTATGCACTAGATTGAAAAATAGAGTTTATAAAATACTTGATCTTATTATAGATGCTAATGAAACCCAGGGTAGCAATATAAGATTTTTAAATAGAATAGATATGGAACTGAAAAAATTAAAAATACAAGTAAGGTTTGCGAAAGATCGGAAACACTTATCACCTAGAAAACAAGAAATTGTAATTAAAAAAATAGACGAAATCGGGCGGCTCCTGGGTGGCTGGATTAAGTCTTGTAAAAAATAAATTTTAGGGCTAAGGGCGCTGGTCGCTGGCGGGAATCGGAACAACGGCTCCAACTGTGGGTCGCGCACGCTCAACTTGAACAATGAGCCTTCCAACGTGAACACTAATATTGGCTCCCGCGGCGCCTGTGCTCATCTAAAAATTTATCAGACAGTATGGGGTCAAGGCCTCTGCTGCAGTGTTCAAAAAGATGAACAGGCCTTTAGTCCTTCCTGAGATACATTTTGTCCCTCCAGGAAAAAATATGAATTACTAATTAGATAGCAAGTAGCGAAATATCGAAAGCTGTCACGATTAGTTATGAGCCCGTTCTCATTTGAGCGGGCTTGAATATTTCACCTAATATATAGAGAGTGGTGATTATTTATTCCTAAGACAGTCAAAAATTTGTTTGAGAAAATAACTGATTATCATAATTTAGAAATAGCAACTCAAAAAGCACAAAAGAGAAAAAGATATAAACCAGAAGTATTAAAGTTTAATTATAATTTAGAGAGAAATCTTATTGAGATACAGAATGAATTAATGTGGAAAACATATGAACAGGGAAAATACAGGCAGTTTTATGTTTATGAGCCAAAGAAAAGACTGATCATGGCTTTACCTTTTAAAGATAGAGTAGTCCAGTGGAGCATATATCGAAATCTTTACCCGATATTTGATAAGACATTTTATAGATACAGCGGTGCTTGTCGCAGAGGGAAAGGGACTCATTTTACTGCATATCAATTACAAGACAAGCTAAGGATAATGGACCGCAAGCCAGGGAAAACATATTTTTTGAAAGCTGACGTATCAAAATATTTTTACAGGATAGTCCATAAAAGGTTATTTCAATTAATTAAAAGGAAAATTAGCTGCAGAGATACATTAGAATTAATCTGGCAGATAATCAAAAGTGAAGATGGTGAGTTTGGCATCCAGTTAGGAGACCACTTCTTTGAAAACGAAAAAGTCAAGGGAATTGGAACACCAATTGGTAACTTAATGAGCCAACTTTTTGCAAATATTTACCTTGATTTTCTTGATAAATTTGTAAAGCACACCTTGAAAGTAAAGTACTATGTCCGGTATATGGATGACTTCGTTCTTTTAGGAAAAGACAAAAAGAAGCTCCATACCATCAGACAGGAAATAGAAATTTTTCTTGAAGATTATCTCCAGCTGCAGCTTAATAATAAAACAACTGTTGGACATGTGAATGAAGGAATAGATTTTTGCGGATATGTTTTATATCCGAGTTATAGTAATTTAAGAAAATCTACTAAAAAGAAAATGAAAAAGAGGTTCAAATATCTCAACAAAAAGTATTTTGAAGGGAAGGTGGATATTGAAGATA